ATTCCTACAAAAGAGAAAGGGTTCATTGCTGTCAAGAAAGGTGCCGCTACTAAGGTCGGCTCACCGACCACTATGCACAACGCAGGGTTATACTCTGCTTCCATTGCTACTCGAAAGGTGACCAAGCCAGCGAGGGCGAAGGTACGGCGTTCGTCGGCAAAGAAAGCCGAACAACCGAAGACGGCGGTGGATGACGAATCGTGGTATGATCCCAAACGTGGACGGGGTGCCGACTATGACATGAGGAGGCCTACACCAGAGCGATTGAGTGAACTACTGGATAAGCGGTCGTTGGCAAAAGATGACATCAAGGAGCTGGACCTATACTACCCACGGGGTGCTGATGGTGCGCTTAAAAGAGCACCTTACACCGCCGCTAACCTATGGGTCAAGCGACACACGTTCACAGCCGACGTCCGAAAGATGGCTGATCTGAAAACAGCATACCGTAACGCTATATACGGGAAGAATGCATGGTTGGTGACATTGGCTTTATTTATAATGACCAATACGTTATCAGATGGTGCATACCAGAAGCTGGTGGATACCGGATTGCTGAACACCGAGTATTCGTTCTGGAATAGTAAGTGGGCTGCGTTCAACGACTTGACCAGAAATGAGTGGGCAGCTGGTACATTCAAGTACACCAACGACGATCTGCCACAGATGCTTTACTTAGCCAACATGGTAGGTAGGGCGCACCGCGAAGTATCATGGGATGACGAAGTCAGTAAACGCAAACGTGTGCTGGAAGAAGTCAAAGTTCCAACTGCAATGGGCATGCAATCCTTGACAATACAAGAGTTGGAAAACGAGATCATGAAGACCCTATTGCAAGAGGGGTCTATCAAGGTGAAGAAAGTGCAAACTTTCGAACAGTTTTACCGGTCTCGAGCAAATTGGATGATCAAAGGCTCAGCGTCAGGCGAAAGGATGCTCATCTCTGAGTATCAAAACCTAGTCCACGAGCTTAAGGAACTGAAAGTGGAAGTAAGGCCCAGAGCTGCCAAGACAGACGTGGCCGAGTATGTTACTCACCAGGAGATACTGGATGTATTAGACGACATCGCGGTGCACCTGGCTAAAGCACATACAAAGGGCAATGAGCACGGAAAATTACGTGCAATCTACGGGTCGTTATACACCCACTACGTGCTAGGCAGCTTTTGGAGCCAGTATCTGGAAGATACAATCCAACTCCAAAGTGCGAGCATGAACAAGGACAACAGCGTGTTACTTGAAGAAAGTATGCAAAGGTCCCAAAGTTGCAAAAAGGGGCGATGGATAGTGTGCTTGGATTATGCTGACTTCAATGCACAACACTCAGGCGCTGCGCAGGAGTGTGTGCTAAACGCGGTATACAAATGGGCTTGTCTGAAGGGGTTCACACCAACGAAAGAGTTCACTAGGATACACGAGTGGTATAGCAAGAGCTTCACCAACCAATGGTTCCAGCGACCAGACACAAAGGAGTGGGTGCGAGCCAGTTCAGGCATGTTTTCCGGTGTTAGGCAGACTACGATGTTCAACACCGTGCTCAACCTCACCTACCATCGCTTGTACCTTAAAGGATGTGATAAACTAGGAAGTCCAGTGAGGTGTGCGAGCGTATACGTGTTAGGTGACGACGGG